CTACATTGTATTTATCTGTACCTTTATACTTCTCGCAATAGTCAGTAGCTTTTTTACCTATAATTTCTTCCGTTGTTTTTTGTTCGGTTTCTTTATAAATTTCTAAAATTTCATCAATCGTATAATCTTTATCGTTAGAAGAAAATCGCTTGTCTTGATTACCGTACATAATAGAAAACTCGGATTTCTCGTTTGTCAGCCATTCTAAGATGTCTATAATCTGTTGCTTTTCCATTTCTTTTGCTTGTTCAATGTCTTTATTTGTAACTCGTGGATACAGGTAAACATCGTGTTCTAACTTTTTTAAAGTAATCTTTTCAAGTAAAAAATCTACTGCTGTCATAACTCCTTAATTATTTGATTAACTTCAATCTGCAACTTTTCCAGTTGTACTTCCTGTTCAAACAATAACCCGAAGGCAACGCTACAATCTTGTAACTCTTCGATTTCACGCACTAACTGTTTCAATCTTGAAACTACATTAGTTTTGATTATGGTATCATTCATTTTCAATAACTTCTAAGCACTCTTCAACAATGTCATCTATTGCATCTAAGTTGTAAAACATTTCCGAAAGGTCAGTTGAACTATCTAATAATTCAATTCGTGTTATTTCAAACTCAGGACTTTCAGGCGGTGTTTCTCTATCACCAAAAGTTCCTTTATAATAATCGCCTGTTACGTTTAATTCAACGCCTTTAAATTGTATGGTTACATCTCGTTTCATAATCTACTTTTTAATGCCTCGTTTGCGCACTTTGTAAGCGCATCCGCTTGAAGCTGGTTAATTTTATCTATCAACTCTTTTTTCAAAGGCGTTGCTTTACCTTTTGGAACTATCTTCCTAACGTGCAATATTTCTGTTTCATTGTTTGGAAACTTCTTTTTTGCACCAGCGTTTCTGTCATTTGCCATATTGTTATGTTTTAATATTATGGTACAAATATAAAACTATTTTTTAAATAAAGATACATTTTATTAATTATTTATACAATTTATAATGATTATAAATAAAAACAGTATATCATTGCTTATTTTAATAAGCAATAAAAAACCCCCGCATTTCTGCGAGGGTAATTAACCAAAATCAAAACTTTTATCATGAAAGTTCAAATGTATAAAATTATTTTGTAAGTTTGTACAATGAAAAGATATTTTTTATTACTATTTTTAATTGTAAGCTGTTCAACAGATGAACAAAACTGCCGATGCACAGCCAAATATAGACTGTTTAGTCAAAGCGGTTTCTTTTACGTTGAAAATACAGAAATAGATTGTGTAACAAAACAACCTATCAAACTAATTCAACCCGATGCTATCTTTTGCGGATGTGTTGATTAATTAATTTCTTATGCAATTAGTAAAACTTTCAGAGGTTAAAGTAAACCCGAACAATCCAAGACTTATCAAAGATGATAAGTTTAAAAAATTGGTGCAGTCTATAAAAGACTTTCCAGAAATGCTTAACATTCGCCCAATAGTAGTCAATCAAGATATGATTATCTTAGGTGGCAATATGCGTTATAAAGCGTGTAAAGAAGCTGGATTAAAAGAAATACCTATTATCAAAACCGATTTAACCGAAGACCAACAAAGGGAGTTTTTAATTAAAGACAACACAAGCGGTGGAGAATGGGATTGGGAAGTATTGGCTAACGAGTGGGATACTGAGCAGTTAGAAGCTTGGGGAATTGATGTTCCGAGTTTTGCTCCAGATGTGGATTATTCTTTACTTGACGATGATGATGTTTCAGAACAATTAGAGGATATGACTAATGGAGTAAAAAAAGCAATTCAAATAGAGTTTAAAGCCGAACACTACGAAGAAGCTTATGCACTTGTAAAATTTTGGAGAGAAAAAGAAGCTTATGTAGGTGGTATGATAATGGAATATTTAAAAGCCGAAAAGGAAAAATTATGAATTTTTTAGTTGCTATACCAAGTAAAAGTAGGCCAGAAAATATAAAATCTTTTGTTTTGCCTTTTGTAAAAAGATTAAATTTAGATTATAAAATATTTGTAGAGCCACAAGAAATTAATCTTTACAATTTTGATAATGTAATTGTTCATCAAGAAAATAATATTGGATTAGGTGGTGCATTAGTTAGCATAAAAAAATATGCTGAAAAAAATAATTACGATGTTATTTTAAAATTAGATGATGATGTAAAAGGAATTGGGGAAATTGAAAAGGATTTAGATAAAATAAAAAAAGCAATGTCTATTCCTCAAATATCAGCTATATGCTTTCCTTATTCATTTGAGTTTTATGCAAAGTCACACAAAATGTTTACAAGAGAAAACAAAAGGATGCAAACTGCTTATTTTATTAAAACTAAAAATTTTAGACCATCAAAAGATGTAAGCACATTTGAGGATTTTTATCAATTTTTACAAATTATAAATAATAATGAAAAAACTTTATATTGCTCTAAACATTTAATTGATTGTCAAACAGTGGGAAAAGGAATGGCAAAAAAAGAAATTGAAATTTTTAGAAAAATAGATTCAAGTATTACTGTTATTGCAAAGCCAAATAAATCTTGGAAATACGAACCAAAGTTCAATGATAAAAAATATAAAAGTAAAGCTATATGAAAAGAGTAGATTTAATAAAAGTAGAACACAATAAAAAAATCGGTGAAGCTTGTGAGTATATCGAGCCGAATGTAACAGAAGATTGTATTTTTTATGCAGATGGTGATCCAATAGGATTTTATATGACAAAGATGCCAGAAAAGATGTGCAAGTTGGCAGATTTGGCGAATGCAGAATTGAGAAGCAAAAATGTTCCTAAAACGGAAATGAAACGCGCCCCTAAAGATGGGGTAGATGAAAAAACAGGCAAATACAAATACAAAAATGTTGTTTTGCAATATTCGACAATTATTGGCGGAGTTCCACCAAAGCCACACATGAGAAGGAATTATGCAACATTATCAAGTGTTCATGGAGTTAAAACAGCACAAACATTCATCAAAGCTATGTTGTTATTAGCAAAAGAAAGTGAGCAGTTAATAAAAGAAATACTACCAAAACAATATCAGCAACAAGTAAAACTATTTGAGGATGTGCCAAATAAATGGAAGTTTGGAAACATATTTACGAGTTCAATTTCAAACTTTAATATATCAGCACCTTTTCACCGTGACACAGGGAATATAGTTGGAGCAGTCAATGTAATTATCTGCAAAAAATTAAACTCAAAAGGAGGTGATTTGCATATTCCTGATTACAATGCTACAATCGGACAACAAGATAACTCTATTTTAGTTTATCCAGCGTGGAGAAATGTTCACGGAGTAACTCCAATCATTCCAACTTTTGAAGGAGGTTATAGAAATAGTTTAGTATTTTATCCATTAAAAGCATTTAAAGGAATATAATTTTTATCTTTGTAAAAAAAATAGTATGTTTAAAATCACAATCACCCAGTTAAATAGCAAAGGCATTGAAAAAATTATTGATGTTAAACTTTGCGAAACAAGAGACGAAGCCGAGCAGTTTATAAAAGATTGTAAAGCATTACCAAAAGAATATAAACCAACAACGAAAGCACCTGATTGTTTTTATGAAATGGCACATAGATAATGGCATACGACAGGATTAAAATATTTGAACAAGCTAAGGAAGTAATAGTAAAACATAAACTATTTTTTATAGAGGATATAGTTGCATTTTTGCCTATTTCAAAACCTACTTTTTACGAATACTTTGATATTAATTCTAACGAATTTAACGAACTAAAAGAATTGTTAGAAACTAATAGAGTTTCTTTAAAAGTTTCAATGCGTTCTAAATGGTACACTTCAAACGCACCAGCTTTGCAAATGGCATTAATGAAATTGATAGCAACACCAGAGGAATTAAAGAAATTGTCTATGCAGTTTATTGAAAGTGAAAATAACACCAAAATAAACAATAACATTAAAGTAGAAATAGTCGAACCTAATGGCGATTAAATCAACAATAGTCTTTAAAAAAAATTGGAACGCTTTAAATAGTGGTAATTACAAGTACATTATCAATAGCGGTTCTTCTCGTTCAAGTAAGACGTTTTCAATTATTCAAATCTTTTGGATATTAGCTTGGACTAAAGAGCGCACAAAATTAGCAGTATTTAGAAATACTAAAAAAGACTGTAAGGATACTATACTGCAAGATATGCTTAAGTACTACCCAACTTTGGATAATTGGGATAGCATCAAGTATAATAAAACAGAA